GTCGTTCTTTTTTTTATTTTTTTTTTTATGAAATGAAATGAAATGAATTTGCCTAAGCAAACTTCACAGAAAAAACCGACAGAGTGACGGTTGCCGCACTACAAAGTAGCAAGTTTATGCGGCAAGCGTATCATGTTCTTTTCGGCTTGGTAGGTTGTTCCATGAAGCAGCACTTAGGCGAGGAATGAAGGTGTTTCAGACAAGTAAATCCAGCCATGGCCAGTCTACAACTTCCCCATCATAGAGCGCGTCCAACGCATCCCATGATGGGAATGTTACAAACTTTTGTCGGCGATTAAACGCCTCTTTCAGTTTCCTGACAACCATTTCAAAGTAGTCAGGCCCATGAAAGAAGCTAAACCGCACGGTCATGAGTGCATTTTGTTCCAACATAGCGTCCATGTCCGGAACAGGCTTCCTTACCCAGTTTGGAATATCCTCAATAACGCTCTTCTCTAAGCCAGCAACCCATATATCACGGGTAGGATGGCGAAGTGGGCGACACTTAAGGAAGGAACTTTCTTCGATAGTTCCATACTTACGTGTGCCAGTTTTCTGAGCGTCAGTAAAGATTATGCCAAAGCGGGCAAGTTCCTTAGCGATTGTTATGCAATTAAATTTTTCCTTAAGAGAATTATCAATAGCGTAAAGTCCATCATCTCCATAACATACATATGAAAAGTATTTATGGAAATAGTGGAGTGAGTTGTATTTAGTACCTCGGAATACGAGAAGCCAAATGCACCTGAGGTACAGGAGGTGCACGAGGGTGTTAATAGGGGCAGTTATTGGGGATCCAGAAGGTGAGCCGCAAAACGTTTGGTAGGCCAAATCACCACATACATGTTTGCAAGAGATTAATCCTTTAAAAAGGATGTCTCTTACAAGGTTATCAACTTGAACATTACATGAACAAATATAACCACACTTGCAAAGGTTTTTCTTATACCAATCAGATACGATTTCGCGAACACCATCAATACATTCGGGCATTAGTCGGGGTCCAAAAGCCTTGAAATCACCATCAATAAACACATTGCTAACAGCAAGGAGTTTATTGATGATTTTGTCCATTCCAAGACCAAACATGTTAATTCCAATAGCGGAACCAAC